TTGCGGTACTTGACCATGGGTGTAAAGAGTGCTTCTGCGACGTCGCGGCTCATTGTCTTGCCGAACCACTCCTTGGAGTGAGAGGATGCGTCGTTCAGCACCTTCTCCTGGATGGCGTTCATGGCGGCGAAGAGAGGGTAGGAAGCCTCGGCCTGGTCGTTCTTGATGGGGATCGACACAGAGTACGACTTCTTGCCTGACTCATCATCGACCATCTCACTTGCACCCCACGTGAACACGAGCGGGAACTGAATGAGAAGCTTCTTGCCTCCATAGTAAATACCGCCGCTCTTGCCCTTTCCATTCTTGTTGACCTTGACGGCTCCATAAGTGACCTTCTTGATGTCGAAGTTCTTGACGTTGGTGATAAGCTCTGATGCGGAAGACATTGTTGTTTGTTGGTTGTTGGTTGCTGGGTGGGAATATACCTTACATTGACGCCAAGTCTTTAAATCAATTTTTTGTGAATAGATTTTGGATAGAGGGCTCTAGACGACAATTGCCACAAATGCCCTTGTAATGGCTCACGAGTGCTGTCGCACTCACTCCTTAATTAGTAGTAGTCCGAAGGGCTATGGAGGGACAACAAGCCCAATTGTCTAATGAGAAAAACATCTCATTTTTATTATCTATACGAATACATCAATTGTTAGTAGTAGCCCGTCAGGGCTATGGAGGGACTACAAGCCCAATTGTCTACAAGCCCAATTGTCTACAAGCCCAATTGCCCTATTGCTTGGTGAACGGAATCCAAAGTGCGACGCGTGTCATTCCTGTTGCGATGACGTGAATCCAGAGGTTCTCCATGATGTTGCCTGAAATCTGTCCAATCTGGTTGAGCATCCGGCAGTAGGGTGATCCCATGAGTGCCAATGTTGTTGCCCACGTGTCTGGTCGATAGATGTTGATGCCGCATGTGTCGCCGTAGTGGCGGATGATGAATCCCGAGAAGAACAGGCAGACGATGATTGTTCCGAAGTACGCGAACCAGATGCTGTTGAGAACGGAGCCGAGCATGTCGATGTTGAAATCTACGAGAGTGGGAGAAAATACATTTCGAACAATACCAAAAACCAATTTCAATTTTTTCAAAATGGCATACAAAACACACTTAAAATTATTTATATATTATATCAAACAAACATGGAACGCAATACCATCCCCCGACTTAAAGAAATTTGCAAGCAATACAAATTAAAAGTATCAGGCAACAAAACTCAACTTGTGGAGAGAATAAATAAGCATTTAAAAGAAACCACATCAGTAAAAACAATCCAACGTGCATACCGCAGACGACTTGTTCAGAATTACAATTATTATAAAGGATATCACCTTAAACCAAAATGTGTCAATGAAACCGATTTTTATTCTCTCGATGACCTCTCAGATGTTTCTTATGAACAATTCTTTGCTTTTAAAGATGTAAGTGGACATGTATATGGTTGGGACATTGCTTCACTTTGGAATCTACTTGTTAGAACAAAACCCGGAGAGAAACTATTGAACCCATATAATTGTCAACCATTTCCGACAGACATGTGGTCATCTCTTAATAGTGTCTTCCGTCTATCAAAAGCATTGAAAATTAACGTAAAACTCACCGTCGATGTTGATGAATCCTATATGAATTCATTCGAATCCAAACTTCTCTCCACGTTTCAACATATAAATTCTCTCGGGAATTATACTGATCATAACTGGGTTCTCGACCTAAACATGTCTGAATTACACCGGTTTTTGCAAGAATTGAGAGACATTTGGCTTCATCGAGCCGGACTTGATAACAATACACGCAACCTCATTTGTTTCCACTTTCCTTTTATTAATTACAACTTGAACCTACTTGAATATGATGCACTGAGAGAAATCGCACTGACTGCAATTATGAATCTTGTATATAAGGGTCAAACCGCCGAATATCAACAACTGGGTGCGATGTATGTATTAACAGCACTTACAATGGTGAGCATTCCTGCTGCTGGTTCATTGCCATGGCTTTATGCAAGTGTTGTTTGAGAGAAATTCATTAAGATTTTATTGTTTTTGGTTGAATTCTGGTGCGGAAAAATTGATTTCAACGCGATAATATATATTAGACCACAAAACGGCTTAAAGAATCAACGCCATACTTAATCATAATCCGAACAAAGATGTCTTCTACCACTGCTACCCCCAAGACTGCTGCTGCCCCCAAGGCTCCCCGTGCTCCCAAGGCCGCCAAGACTGCCGTTGCCACTGAGGCCGTTGCCGTTGCTGCTCCAGTTGTCGTTGCTGCCCCTGCTCCCGTCGTTGTTGAGGCTGTTGTTGCTGCTCCTGCTGAGGCGGTTGAGTCTGGTGTCTCCCTCTCTGAGGAGTTTAACCAGGTTGTCACTCAGCTCACCTCGGTCCGCACTCTTCTCGCTGGTCTCACCACTCAGGTCCGTCAGCTTCAGCGTCGCTCTGAGAAGGAGCTTCGCACTGCCCAGAAGAGCGGCAAGAAGGTTCGCAAGGCAACTGGCAACCGCAACCCCAGCGGTTTTGTGAAGCCCACCCCCATCAGCGATGCTCTTGCTGCCTTCCTCGGCAAGAAGCCTGGTGACCAGATGGCTCGCACTGAGGTCACTCGCGAGATCAACCAGTACATCCGTGCTCACAACCTCCAGGACCCCCAGAACGGTCGCAAGATTAACCCTGATGCCAAGCTTCGCAAGCTCCTCAACGTTGAGAAGAACGGCGAGCTCACCTACTTCAACCTCCAGCGTTACATGTCGCCCCACTTCATCAAGGTCGTCGTGGCTGCCCCTGCTGCTGCCCAGTAAGTGAGTTTAAAAAGAGAGAATAGAGTGTGAAATAAAATAAAACAAAAAAAACAAAAACAAAAACAAAATTAAAAATATGATGTGAATATTATATTTTTAATTCATCACGACCGATTCAAATACTTTTTTCACATTCAAAAGACAAATCCGTTTTGTTCCAATACAAACCTACACAATTCCACATTGCATTCCTTGTATTCAATAGCAAACGTCTCACAATCTACTTCTGATTTCTCTCCAACACCATTCAAATCAAACATGCTAACTATTCTATCGAACAAATCAACATCTTTAATTGTTAATTCGTTCTTCGACAGTCCTTCATGCCACACATCATATACAGTCATAGTCCCATCTTTTTCATAGTCATTGCTACAAACAACACACATCGCCCTGAAATGATCCATTGTCATCTTTAATTTGGAGAGAATTCCGCTCAACTCGTAAACCACACAGTTCTGTTGAAATACACTGAAATAACGAATGATTCGCTGGCATCCGTGAGCAAACAAGTCCATGTCCTCGCTTACACACGCCCAAGCAACACCTGAATTCACTAATAATGCACACAATTCATCTGCTTCATTTACAGCGTCTATGTATGGAATTCCACATGATTTCAGCAAATATTTGGCCTCATGGATAAGTTTCATACTCAATCGCGTTTTTGTTCTCTCCAATCTGTCAATAACACCACGAAGTGTCTCATTCATTGCAATGTTCTTTGTTTCAATGTCATCCATTAGAGACGCATATTGTTCAGCGGCTTCAACCCGCATTTTGCGTCGTTCAATCAATTTCTCCTTCTTCTCTTCGGGTGGCGTGCCATCAAACACAAACAGCGGAACTATATTGTAATACTTAAATGTAATGATTGTCTGATAAAGCATCGGAATCAGTTCTCCATCAACATTAAGCCGATAAAGCATATTACTGGCATCTATCACAAGCTTCTTGTTTTTCAGTTGGAAGAGAGAACGTTTTGTAATGCTCTCTGGACATTTCTCTTGGAGAAACTTATTGAGTTTGCGGATGCCCATGTTTTTGGTTGAATGCAAATCATCTGTAAGATACGCACTCAATCAATTTTCCCAAAGTGTCATTCGCATTGTCTTTCCTGAAACGTGTTCGGATGCAATGTTCGCTGCATTAATAAATCCTTTATCCATATATTTCTCTCTAATAAACCCAATGAAATCACTCACAGTCCCCCGATATTTAACTGAACCATTGCAAAATTCGATGAAATCACTCCAATAAAATAGAACCAATGATTTCAGAACGTAATAACAGAATACATTTGTTTCTTCCTTGTATTTTTGAACAATATTGCCACTCACCAAGTCTGAATAGTCCAATCCCATATAAGCAAGAACTTTATTCATTTGATGGAGAGAAAAAGCCACTTCTGTCTGTAGCATTTTATTGGCAACACCCAAATTGCCTGATAAGAAAACGATGTTGATTATTTCAGCCCACGTCTCGGCATATGTCTCATAAATGTTGAATTCACTTTTAATATTGAACATTTGTTTCATTTGTTTAACATGTGAACCCTTCATTTGGAGAGAAAAGTCGAGATTGAATGCATGAAACGTTTCGTGAATAAATACTTTAAACATTTCTTCTTCACGGAATATACAAATTTCATTGGATTGTGAGCATGCCGTTGTAACCGCACTGTTTGCGTTGTCATAGGAGAGAATTTCACCTCGTTTTGCTGGTAATTCCTTCTTGAATGGCGTTAAATAACAATAAATGGATGTGGTTTGTGCACAATTACGTGGCAATGATCCCAGATCCACTATCATCGTCAACCATTTAAACATGTCCACTACAATTGCTTTTTTTCTCTCCACATTCTCATCATCATAAACCATAATTATTTTGAATTCACGACCTTTATATGTATATTCATAAGTTACATAGTACTTACTTTCTTTGTCAATGTAATCTCTGATATGGTCTGGAACAAATGACGTGGTTGTTAATAATTCACATATTGGAACTTGTTCACGGAGAGAAATTCGGGTTGTCTGTGATCGTACATCTCTTATTTGTATTGATTTTAAGTGTGTTATCATTCGTTTTAATACTTGTTTTGTATTGGTCGAAACAATTGGCAACTTGATTGCGTTTAATATGTCAATCAACATAAAATAAGCGGACATTTTTTAATTCTCTCTGTTTATTAATCGTTCAAAATGAATCTTGATCGTTATTGTAAATACTCGAGAGAAAACAACATTAAATGCTGTTTGTCTGAGTTAATGGTGGAATGCAACAAACATTTCATCATAAAAGTTATTCATGATGAAATACCAAGTGGAAAATGTGCGACGTTTGAAGTTGATTTTCAAGCAAATATAATTAAAATCGATCTTATCAATATTGATTCTCTTCAAAAAGAAGCGTATGTAATTGTAGACCTTAAACACTTGTATCACCCTAGTTTGATTGAAACGCTGACATATCCGTTTGCTTATTTAGTATTCAAGAATTAACTATAAGTTGTCACCAATTAACTATAAGTTGTCAAAAAATTAGATACTTGCCGTTATTTTCCGCTTCATTCTCTCCTCTTTCAACTTCTTAAACTCTGGAATAATAGTATAATATCCCGCATTCTTCACTAAACATGTGTCAACTATCTTATGTTTAATGCTTCTCGGCAAATCATCGTATTTGAATATAGTTTTTCCTGAATAAGTTATTAACCTGTAATGAGAACCGGTATGGTCTAGTATAACATAGTATTCTGGCTCGAACTTTTGGACGTTGTCTTCCAATTGACCACACAACAAGACATTGTTCAAATCATCTTTATTGTAGTTCTCACTCGAGAGAATAATAGTTTTAATCTTAAGAACTCTCTCCAACGTATGAATTGCCCAGACATCTCCCCAGAAAGAACAAGTCTTAATCTTCTTCTTAAACGCAGCCAAGTCATTAATACCCTTCATAAACTTGAATTCAGACGCATTCGTCTTGGCAATAGCCAATTTATCCACAATATCCTTCAAATACTCTTTGATTTTGCCTATTTCTCCGATAATGGCTCGCTTTTTAATGCGATCCTTCTCAGCCTTGCCCGTCTCCGACATTGCCTTTGCGTCTTCCTTGATTTTATCTTTAGTTGCAGTTAAATCGGCAATTTCTTTGTTGAAAGAATCATGTAATGTCTTATAATTCATAAACAATTCCTCAGATGCTTCGATTGATACCATTTCTCTCAACTTAGCAACCGAGAGAACCCTTCCAACTCCGGCATAAGCATCGCGTAAACAAGCAAACAAGCACTCACCACCACCCTCGTTGTCAACCACACCATATTTTGAACTACGCATAAGTTTTTGAACCCATGTAGTAGATTCGTCAACCGAAAACATCGGCTCTGGTTCTTCGTCGTCTTCGAACACACCAAGAGGAACATCTAACAACTGCTCTTCAACTTCTTGTTGCAACGGTATCACATATTCATCGTCTCCTTGTGGCGGTGTCTGCTTCTTGGCCTTTGGCTCTTTTACAATGGCATATTTCGAGAGAAAATCAGGTGTAGCAAACGAATAGAGCAGGGGATCATTTAAAGCATTCAAATCGACATCACTTTCAGCATCAAGAACATTAGGCAAATCAACTGACATCATCTCAAACACTCCGATCTGAGACACTATTTTCTCTCCATCTTTCACCAAATAAATTGGGAAATAAATGATGTTCTTGGTTGCAGTATGATCGTACCTGTAATTGCCGACTGCTAAATAAACAGTTAACCCCGGAATTATGTCGTACTCGTACAACTGACCGTCCTTTTCTAAATCATCACTACTAATCCCCTTATCTTCTACATAAGTAATTGAAGAGTTTAATATAGATTTTACCATGAGTTATAATCTAAATTAATATTTAATTTTATTTTTAAATGATAAAATCATTAAAAACAAAAGATCTTCCACAACACACCTTAATTTAATTTGCCTCAATAACGTCAACCAGATCGAGCATCTTGAAAATTGCCTTATTTGAGAGTCCAGGATTCGTCTTCTTGTTAATGTTTGCAATAGCATTCACTTTCTCTACGATATCAGAGTACTTCTCATGACTCTTTATGAATGACATCGAACCACTCACAAGTCCGAATATAGTCGTAACAACCTCCTCAATCTTGCTAATTGACGCCTTATTTGTTCTCTCCGTGTCAACCACATCATACAACTTGTAAAAGATATCTACAATGTTTGCGACAGGAACCATGTCAATAATACACAATTGAACAAAGAATCCCACAAGTGCACGACGCTCATCATTCTCCTTGTTAATCTTACAGAATTCGTCGTAGTTCTCGTCTGGATTCCCAGAACGCACATTGTCAAATCTGCTCATAACACCTGCGAGATTCCCCTCAAATACGTTACGCATGCTCTCATACTTGACAATCATGTCCTTCATAAATCGAGCATACACATTCGCAAAAAACGCATTTCCGCTGCTAATTGTGAAAATAATCTCGTTAATCTCTCCCATGCACTTGTCATTTACATCGTGATTGTAAAGAATCTCGAAAATCTTGTCGCGAATAACATCATAATTATCATTCGTCAACTTGTTAAGTTGTTTCTTCATCTCACTAATAACCACCTCATTATCACTTCTCTCATCTTCAACCACAACTGTCTTGTTGAAACTGCGGATGGATGCCCAGTCGTTTCCGTCATCCTGATCTTGTTGCTGACCGAAATCCTTGCGTTTCTTGAAAATCGGCGTCTTAATATAATCAGGGGATCCCACCTTTTCAGCCAGACGATTAATAATGTTCTTCACCATCTCAGGCAAAGCATAATCGAAACCATTAAAAATGAAATCATTAATAACATCCATTGAATATTTGTAAACTGGCTTTGCCGTTGGCGAAGTCTGTTCAACAAGAAAAGTGTGGTCGTAGTTATCGGCGGCGTTCATTGTGTATAGAGAGAGAAACTACATTAACATGACTCGCTCTATTTAAATCGGTTTTATATATTTATAATAACAGACTTAAACAGATGACCCCATTTCATAGTAGTTTATCTTCAGCAACCATGGACGTTCAGTGCGAAACCACCAATTCCTCGGCAGAGATGTCTTTCGAGACATGGGAGGATGATAATGTGAATATTAAAAATAAGCTCCTTCGTGGAGTGTATGCTTATGGTTTTGAGAACCCCAGCCCTATCCAAAAGAAGGCGATTATTCCCCTGTCTCTCGGAAAGGACGTTATTGCTCAGGCTCAGTCAGGAACAGGAAAGACTGGTGCCTTTACCATCGGTGCACTTCAAGTACTAGATGAGAAGTTGAATGAATCACAGGTTCTTATTCTGTCTCCGACACGTGAGTTGTCGCGTCAGACACACGCCGTAATTAGTTCCCTGGCAATTCAAATGAATGTCACTTGTAAGTTGCTAGTCGGCGGCACATCTATCGACGATGACAAGCGAGATCTCGAGACTAAGCCACAAGTCATCATCGGTTGTCCTGGCCGCGTTCATGACATGATGAAGCGTGGATATCTCAAGACAAATAAGATTAGGATGTTTGTCATGGATGAGGCAGATGAGATGTTGTCTAGTGGATTCAAGGATCAGATTTACAATGTCTTTCAGTATCTTTCGTCTCAGATTCAGGTAGCCCTTTTTAGTGCCACTATGCCACCTGAACTCGAGACGCTTACTGAAAAGTTCATGCGAAATCCAATTCAAATCCGTGTGAAGCAAGAGATGCTGACGCTTCAGGGTATTAAGCAGTATTATGTGGCAGTCGACAATGACGAGGACAAGTTTCTCGTTCTCAAGGATATCTTCTCACTCATCAGCGTGTCTCAGTGCATCATTTACTGCAACAGCATCAAGCGTACTGAGGATCTATACAGTGCTATGAAGATGGACGACTTTCCCGTTATTCAGATTCACAGTGACATGTCCGAGGAGGAGAGAAAGGATGCATACACCAACTTTAAGAGTGGACAGGCTCGTGTCCTCATTTCAACTGACCTCTTTTCACGCGGTATTGACATTCAGCAAGTGAGTGTTGTCATCAATTTTGATGTGCCCAAGAGTGTTCACACGTATCTCCACCGCATTGGACGCTCTGGTCGATGGGGTCGCAAGGGTGTCGGTATCAACTTCGTGACAAAGCGTGACATGCCTCGTTTGACCGATGTTGAGAAGCATTACTCCACCAAGATCGACGAGTTGCCGAATGACTTTATGAAGGATGCGTATTAAAGAATAAAATAATATGAATCATAAGTTTAACATTGAAATCATAGATGTTTTCATTTTTAAACAAAGATCAACCATCTCAAAAACTTATTCCGTCGTTCCAATTGCCGATCGAATACATCTCCACAGACAAAAAACACGAATTGCCGAAAAACATTGCCGACGATCTTGAACTCACATCAGTTCGCGATTCTTCAGCAACAAAACCACTTTATAATTATTTGCTCTCTCCTCAAACAACATATGGAGAGAAAATTGTCCCCATGTGGAGTAAATATTTCACAACTTGCCCCAAATACTTAAAAGAAACCCGTCAGATTCTCTCAGAATACAAAGACATTTCGCTCGAAACCGACAAAATCAGTGTGTTTGACACAAAATGGAGAGAAATTAAAAGTGACCCAGCGTTTGACAGTAAATACTTTTTTATTGATATAAAACCACTGGCATTTCTCAACAAATTCCCACTTATATTACAGGGACTTTCTCTCTACAACTTCGGTGCTCCATTTCTCAGCCTCTTGGCACCCGTATTCATGTTTATCCTGCCGTTTTTCATATTGAAAGCAACTGGTGCAGGCATATCATTGACGACTTATAGAACTATTCTTGTTGAACAACTCAAACGACAGGCAATCTGGCGTCTTTTCTCTCAAGAAGGTGGTTCTATACAACACAAGTTATATTTACTATTTTCAGTTGTCATGTATGTATTCAACATTTATCAGAACATTGTCATGTGTATCAAGTTTTATAAGAACTTTAACTACATATTCGACTTCTTTCGCAAGGCATCAACATACATGGAGTATATTTCGAGAGAAATGAAGAAATTGTCAGATTATTGCCGACCAACAAAAGCATACGAGTCATTTAACGCAACATCTAGCAGTATATGTGACGTCATAAAACAACATTGCGAGAAATTGTCTCGACTTCAACCGTTCACCTTTTCTCTCACCAAATTCGGCTATATTGGTCATGTAATGCACACATTTTATGATTTCAAACACAATGCAACGCTGCGTAATGCGATCGACTATTCTCTCGATTATTTCGGATATTTGGACACAATTAAAGGAATACAGCATAATTTAGAGTCGGGTCACGTGAATTTCGGAACCATTAAAGAGACCACAACCAAAGGACGCATCCGGGGCGTATATTACCCAAATCTCGCTGGTTCACAAAATTGTGTGAAAAACGATGTCAAACTTGACAAAAATTTCGTCATAAGCGGACCAAATGCCTCTGGAAAAACAACGCTTCTTAAGACAATTCTAGCGAATATCATATTTACCCAGCAAGCCGGGTGTGGATTCTATAAGAAATGTGTGATTCGGCCATATCATAGGCTTCATTGCTATTTGAACATACCCGATACCAGCGGGAGAGACAGCCTTTTTCAAGCAGAGGCTAGACGGTGCAAAGAAATAGTTGATCTCATTCACACCGACATTTCTCTCAATCATTTTTGTATTTTTGATGAATTATATTCAGGAACGAACCCATATGAAGCAGTCGCCAGTGCATTCTCTTATTTGGCATATTTAGCCAAGTATACAAATGTAAACATCATGATCACAACACATTTCTTGAATTTGTGTGAACTCTTGGAGAGAAAAGAGAAGTATCACGCTATACAGATGGAGACTGAAGTAATTGGAAGTGATGCAATCTATAAATATAAAGTTAAAAAAGGAATTTCTCGTGTTAGATGTGGAATTCGAGTATTAAGACAACTGAATTATCCACAAGAAATATTAGACAAGGTCGCGGATTTTTCGTTCATTTAAACGATTATTTATGTGTTGGTATTCCAAATGTTAAGCAAATTAGTTAGTCAAGTTGTTGTATTCGGTACACCACTCATTATGGTGTGCTTGTTTATTGCATTTATTGGACTTTTTATTTATTTCAATCGTCGGATTGATCGGGTTGTCGATCGTGTAAATACTCTCTCTGAATTGGTCAGTGTTCTTCAAGATTTAGTAAATACACGGCCTGTCTCTGTGAATTCGAGTGAAAATGCACGTGCACCAGAACCTGAGGAAAACAAAGTTATTCATGTTGCTCAGTCTGCTGGAGAGAAAATAGTGGTTTCAGATGACGAGGAGGATTATGTTTCTTCCAGTGAAGAGGGTGATGAAGAAGAAGAAATTAACGTAATGGTCGAAGATGAAGAAGAGATTAAAGACGATATAATTACCATCACAAAGATGGAGCACTCTCCTGAGCCCGAAACCATTGAGACCGAACCCATTGAGACCGAAACTATTGAGACCGAACCCGAGTTGGTTGTATGTGAAGATGTAACTGAACCATGCCTCATTGATGACGACATGATAAGTGTCGTGTCCATGTCCGCACCATCCGTTATTCCTGAGCCTTTACTTGAGGAAATCTGCACAAACGCAGTTCTTAAGGATAAGTTTCTCTCCACAAATTACCGTGGCTACAAGGTGAATCAGTTAAGAGACCTCGCAACAGAACTCCATCTCATCAAGGACAAAGAAGCCGCCAAGCTTAAGAAGGGTGAACTTCTTACTTTTTTAGATAAAACCTATGTTGGCTTAAAGAACTAAATTAAAATACTTGTATAATATACACTACATAAATGAGTTGGGCAACCTGTTATTCTGCTTGTAACAATATTCATTATTCAAAACCACCTCTTATGAGTGATGGTCGCAACTTTACCAACTGGAGTCCTGCTTGCGATATAAACACTAAATTGGTTAAGAGTACTGGCATAACTAGCAACCACGATTACCGCCAATACATGATTAATCATGCGGATCGTCTCATCGCCGGGAATCAATTAAATGCTTGTGAATACGTCAGTGGAAACAACTCGGTTTATGGTAGAACCACTTTCAATAACACAGTTAAGCATTTGTATCAGTCTGTCACCGATGATCATGCTCCTTATGGATATGAAAACAGTGATTTGAAGTCGATGTATTTGACTCGTGTTGCACTTAGTGACCGCATGCGTTCTCCTCTGCTTAATCAGGAGCAGTTGCTTAGAATGCCAAAGCATCAGTAAAAGTGAAGCATCAGTAAAAGTGAAGCATCAGTAAAAGTGAAGCATCAGTAAAAGTGAAGCATTATATAAAGCCAAAGCATTATTAAACCAATTTAAACATATGTTAATAAAATATTCATACACACGATTTGTGAATGAATATTCTGAGTTTTGATGTTGGCATTAAAAATCTCGCATATTGCCTCGTAAATGTTAGTGACGCTACCGCGAAAAAGTTCATTATTATCGATTGGGGCGTTATCAATCTGATGACAAGTGGATCACAACCCGAAACCAATGTTTGTGCAACATGCAAAAAGAAGGCGACACTGCAAACGGTGTCCGGAGACCGCCATTATTGTGCAATCCACGCCAAAAAAGACAAACATTTTAAGCCCATAGACAATAAATTTAAGGAATTCGCAGTAGTTCATTCCCTCGACAAAATCCCAATGAAGCGACTGAATGAGTTTATTGCTCACAATTCAATAATAGTTGCTGGTGGTAAGAAGCCACTCAAGGGCGAATTACTTGAAATAGTTAAGAAGTTTATTGCAGATTGGTGCTTTGTTAAATGTGGAAGCGGAGAGAAAAAGAAGAAAGCCAATGATTTCGACTTGGTCGGGTTGGGTGTCGCATTAAGAGACAAATTGGACGCGACATTTTCACCCGAAATTCGAAACACAATTGACAAAGTCGTCATCGAGAACCAGATCGGTCCCCTCGCAATTCGCATGAAGTCTCTCCAAGGAATGATTACGCAATACTTTATTATGAAGAATTTGGAAGACATTTCATACATCTCGGCGAGCAACAAGCTTAAGATGTTTGAAGGAAGCGACATATTGTATGAAGCAGATAGCGATGATGAAGAACCGAAAACAACTCAAACAGAAAAGATAACTGGTGATAAGAAGAAATATAAGGAGAGAAAAGACAAATCCGTCGAAATTGTGGCAAAATTAGTTGCTGGAATGTCGAAATGGGAAGAAGTATTTAAAATCCACGCTAAAAAGGACGATTTAGCAGATTCTCTCCTTCAAGCACTTTGGTATGCTTCAACAAAGTGAATAAACAACTTAAAAATATATCAAATATATATTTGTATTGCGTCTTACTTAAAATTAAAAGTTCTAACTTATTCATAATAAAATGAACTTTGGAGAAAGCGAAATCATCGATATTGGAATAGACACACTGGACGACAACTTTGGAGGATCTAATGCATTCGGCTCTGGTAACTTCGGTTCAGGCGTTGAAATGTTTATGAATTCAAAATCTCTCAATAGGTCATCGGGAGGACTCGAAACCGTCGACGATATTGAGAAGGAAT